GCGGCGAACGCGCTTTTGACGGAAAATCATTCCTTCAAGACGGTAGCCTTCGACACCGTAACCAAGTTCAACACCTTCGCGGAATTCGAGGTATTGGAAGCCGAAAGAAAGAACGGAGGGAAAGGACTATCAATCAATACTGCCTTTGGTGGGTATGGAGCGGGACCATCTGCCGTTTCGGGGTATCATTTCGATCTTCGCAAGCTCGGGCAACGATTGGCCGACGAAAGAGGCATGAACGTCCTTTTTCTCGCCCATGTCGAAGTTGAGTCTTTGGATCTTCCCGATCAACCCCAATTCTCACGGTACACGATCAGGATGCACAAGAAAAGCGTCGCGAACTATATCGACGACGTGGACGTGGTGGCTTTCCTCAAGCTCAAGACCTTCGTGACCGGCACCGAAAAAGACGGCAAACGGGCGAGTACCTCGGGCGACCGGATCATCACCTGTTACCCGCACCCGGCGCATGTCTCGAAAAACCGCTTGGGAATCAAGGCCGACCTACCCTTCGTTGAAGGCGTCAACCCGTTCGCGGAGTATTTGGTATGAGCGATTACTCCGGCGAGATATATATGCGTGAGCATAAATACCAGTGGATGAACGACGATCAATTCGAGTGTTACAAAATGCTTTGTGATATTTTCGGTGGATCGCATCATGTTTTCGATAAGGTCGAAGAGGCTTGCGATAACGGAATTAGGATTAAAGTCCAGCTCTGTAGCTTTGCAACCTTCGACTTTTCAAACATGACAACCGCTGTTTTTATGGCTCATGATCGCGCTATCCGTTTCGAGATTGGCTCAATGGCACCGAGTGGCAAGCTTGAATTTTCGTTTCATAAACGGAAAAGTTCGGAAGGGAGTATTTCTGATCGTCACCCGACACTCGAACAGGCTCTTGAACGCTACAAAAAAGATTGGCATCAAGAGAAATAACTTTTCACCCCCGGCCGCCGTTAGCGCGCGCCGGGTAATTTGAACGTAAGGAAATAATATGCCCGCATTAGGAAATGACTACCAGAACGCGAAACCTATGGACGACTTTACCCCGATCCCGGTCGGCGACTACAAGGCCGTCATTATGGATTCGGAAGTCAAACCGACCAAAGCCGGAGACGGTCAGTACCTCAATCTCAAGGTCGAGGTCATCGAGGGCGAATATCAGGGACGGATCATTTTCGTGATCCTGAATCTCTGGAACGCGAACCCGAAAGCCGTAGAGATCGCGAACCGGGAACTCGCGACCATCGTCGCCGCGGTCAATAAGCCTGGCGCGCAGGACTCAACCGAACTGCACAATATCCCGATGACCATCAAGGTCGGGATTCAGCCGGGACAGGGCGAGTATGGGCCGTCGAATCGCATCAAGAACTATATGGCGTATGCCGCCCCCGCCGCGCCCGTAACCATCGTGACCAAGCCTGCGCCCGTACAGGTACAGGCAACAGGACACGGCGCACCTATGCCGACCACTCTGAACCCCACAACGGGAAAACCGTGGACTCTGTGGGAAAACTGGCCGGGGAAGTAACGAATTTTTAACACGCGTGCTCCCGGCGATACGGGGGAAAGGATGCTTTGTGGACCAGAAAAAAGTAACGCTCGACACAATCAATTCGGGCGCGGCAATCGACCTTTTCAACGAGGAGTTTTCCGCCCTCTTGAAAAACCTCGCGGACGAAAACACGTCTCCGACAAAGACGAGGACAATCACCCTGAAGGTGACGGTCAAACCGAACGAAACTCGGGAAAGCGCGGCCACCATGGTCGAGGTTTCTCACTCTTTCGCCCCTATGAAACCACATGCCGGTATGGTGGTTTTTTCTTCCGATGGAAGAAATATCGAGGCGTTCGCGGTCAGTCAAGGCAAACAGCCCGACTTGCCGGGAGTCATTCAATTCGCTGAAAAAGCGGGAGGGCAAAACTAATGGACGGAATGGCAGTCAAGGAAATTGCGGCGCTGGAAGACGCGCGGAAAATTATCGAGGTCGAAGGGAAAACCTATTCCCGCGAGGAATTCAAACCCGTGTTTTTCGATCCTCGCCCATCAGCAGTCGAGGGAAACACGCTCACGGGATTGATCGACTATCTCAAGTCAAACGTCGAGGGCGTGAAGGTCGAAGACTGCCTTTTGGTAGTCAAGGACTATGCGCATGTCGAGCTGATCGAGAAATTTGGAGGCGCGGCAAAAAAGCGCACGACCTTTTTCACGGCCACTCTCGACAAGAATCTCCCGGTTTTTCCGTTCGACAACTTCGTCGCGGTCGAGGACTTCATCATTAAGGCTCGTTCACTGTTTCAGGGAACGGAAGACCTCGACGCGGTAGTCGCCCTTGTCTCCCGCGTAACCGAACAGAATCAAATTACCGCAAAAGATGATGGAATTTCTCAGGAAGTTCAGGTCAAGAAGGGCGTTTCCGGCGCGGTTTCGGAGGGCGTTTCCACCAAAGGGATCTACGTACTCAAGCCATATCGGACGTTCCGCGAGCTTTCCCAGCCCGCTTGCGCGTTCATTCTGCGCCTGAAAGCCCAGCAGGGAGACCTTCCCCGCGCAGCTCTTTTCGATGCTGAAGGCGGGACGTGGCGGAATCTCGCCATGACGGAAATCAAGGCGTATCTCGAAGATCAGCTTTCCGTATACGGAATTAAAATCCCCGTAATCGCATAGGCCCCCATCAGGCCCGGCCCCTCCTTTTTTATAAGAAGGGGCCGTTTTTCTAGTTTATTTTCGTATAAAGCCTTTTATTTTATTATACGAAAATAAACGAGAAAAACGCCGATTTTATTTGACATGGTTTATTTTATGGTATAGAATTAAAACATCGGAGGACGGACGGAATGAAGATTTTTAATTTACTACGGTATTTAATCGAGGCTATCGCGGGCGCGCTCTTTGGCCCGGATTCGCACTCAGGCACGAGGTATAGCGATGGAAAATAGCGACATCCTCCAAGACCCCCGCTTTCGCCGGGCGGTACTTGCTGGCGGTCTGTATCGGTGTGTGTCGGTCTTCCTGAGACTCCAATACCCTGAGGTCGAGGATCTTTCAACATTACCCCATGACGTGCTGGAAAACGCCCGTGTGGCGTCGTGGAACGCGATCCATACCAGTTTGCAGGAACGCGCTGAGATGGAAAAGGAGATGAGATGACCTACACCGATCTCAAGGCCGTCATGGCCGAGTTTCACGCGGGACGCGTTACGCGTAATATCATGGTCGCGGCCATCGCGTTATGGCAGAGGCCGGTAGAGTGCGCGTCTTTGGAGAACAAGCGCGCAACCGTGGAGCATATAATCCATGCCTGACATCTCGACCGCCCTCCGCCCCCCCGCTCGCTTCGTGGAGCGGGTGTATGCCGCGTATGAGCGAACATCATCAGACTGGCGCCGTCCCCACCTTGGTGCGTCCCTTCTCGGGAATCCCTGCCGACGCGCCTTGTGGTTTTCATTCCGGTGGGCGATTGCGCCGCGCTTCCCCGGACGCGTCCTCCGCCTCTTCGACACCGGGAACCGCGAGGAAGGCCGTATCGTCGTGGACCTCAGAAATGCAGGAATCACGGTATACGACCGCGACCCCTCGACCGGCCGACAGTTCCGCGTGTCTTTCTGCGAGCACTCGGGCGGGTCGCTCGACGGTATCGCGTGCGGATTTGAAGAGGCGCCCAAAAAGTGGCACGTCGTCGAGTTCAAGACGCATAACGAAAAGTCGTTCGCGGAATTAAAAAACAAGGGCGTCCAGGCGGCCAAGCCCTACCACTTCGCGCAGATGCAAGTCTATATGTACAAGATGAACGAGTCATTTCCCGGCGAGTTCGACCGGGCTATGTATATCGCCGTCAACAAGAACACTGACGAAATCTACGGGGAACGGGTGCGGCTCGATCACCTGACGGCTCAGGGACTCGTCGGTAAAGCCCGCGCCGTGGTTGAAAGTCCCCGGCCTGCCGGGGTGCTGTCGGATGATCCTCGGCACCAAGATTGCCTATTTTGCGAGTATCACGGGCTTTGTTTCGGGACGGAATGGAAGGATACGGGGGCGGGATGGGCGTTCGTTCCGTTCGATCGTGCTCGGATAGAGCGCAACTGCCGGACGTGTCTGCACTCGACGCCGTGCAAAGGTCAGGGCGACAACGTGTGGGAATGCGCCGTGGATAAAAGCTGGATAACGACCGGAAAGCATGAGTGCGAAGATCATCTTTTCGTTCCTGATTTCCTGCGCCCGTGGTCGGTTATCGACGCGGATCGCGGGGGCGAATGGGTAAAATATGACGGCGGGGTGAATTATAAAGGGGGAAGGATTGAATTGTTTTGATTGTTTTAAGTATACAAAATGCCAAAAAAAAGGCGAAACTTGCGCGGAATTTTTTTCTGTTAATGACCCTTCTTTTGTTCCAGAAAACAAGTATAACCGTTCCGTTATCGGAATTGACGGCGTGAGAACAACTATCGACGTTTATCGTGTTCTGGTTGCTTTTTCAGTTTCCGCTCCGGAAATTCAACACGCGGCAAAAAAGATACTTTGCGCGGGAATTCGTGGGAAAGGAAATGAAGAACAGGATATTTCCGAGGCCATTCTAAGCCTCCAAAAATACCAGGAAAGGAAGGTTCAAGAAAATGCCAACTAAACGCGTCTACATCTCCGGCCCCATTACCGGCCGCACCGACGGCAACCAGTCCGCCTTCTACTCCGCCGCCGACTGGCTTATTCAAAACGGATCTCGACCCGTCAATCCGCATGACGTCTGTTTTTTGCTTCCGCCAGGCTCGACGTGGACCGAGTACATGAAAAAGAACATACCCGCGCTATGCTCGTCCGATAGTATTTATATGCTGCGCGGCTGGTGGCGGTCGCGCGGGGCGCGATTGGAATGGGTGATAGCGTGGGGTCTGGGGATGAAAATTCATTATGAAGGTAGGAAATAAAAATGCCAAGAGTAACCAATGAAGAAAGAAAACGATTTCATGATTTTGTCGATGAAGCTATCGACAAAATAAACCTTCCTAAAAATGAGAAAAAAGCGCATTGGGGTTGTTTGGAAAACCGTGAATTGGTTGATTTACTTACCACAGAAACATTTGAATTGCGCCACGCTGTTTTTTATCCGCATCACGGAGACATAAAAGACGAATGCAAAGATGTTATTAATTTTGCATTAATGATTTCTGATAATGCGGTAAAAGGTAAAATGTAATGTCTGACCCCTTTCTGTTCGACGACCTCGAAGACGCCTTACCCGAGGCACCCGAACCGGTGTATACTTCACCAATCGAGCAAGCGACGTTTGACATCATGGAATTGGTCGACGGCTTCTTTCGCGCAGCGGTAACGGTCGAGGAATACGACGGCATTCAGAAAAACGTAAAAAAGATTTTAACGGAGGCTTTCGATGTTAAAAAAGAGACAACACCCACCCGCGCCCTTATTTCTCGCCCTGACGATTAGCATTTTCTTAACCGTACCAGTTACGGCCCTGACCAAGATAACCGACAATGACCTTCAGGCGGTGTACAATATCGGCGAGCGGTTCGGCATTCCCTTGTCGATCGTGCGCCAACTGATAAAAGAAGAATCGCAGGGATACGTAGACGCTGTTAGCCATAAGACGGCGGAAGGGTACTACTCTCGCGGGCTTTTCCAGCTGTACGACAAGCCGGGGAATATCGAGTGGCTTCTTGAAAAGTTTTACCCAAGCGACCCGGAACGGTTTAGTTTTAACGATCCGATCATGAACGCCTTTGTAGCAATGCCGTATCTCTCATATTTGCATAAACGTTTCGGGAATTGGTATCAGGCGCTCGTTTATTACAACCACGGGGACGTGAAGCATTACCCGGATAGTACGCGCGCGTATGCGATAAGGATCGTGAATGCACACTAATATTTCAAGGTCACCCCAAGCCGAAAACCAGAATACCCTCCCGCGGCGAACCCGGCAACGAATCCAATCCCGGTCAGAATAATTTTATCCTTCAGGGTGTCTCTTTTGTAATTCTTCCAGTAGGTCTCGGTCTCGGTCAAGAGTAGTTTTCTGCTCTCCAATATCGAGTTTCTCTCGGTCAAGTTCGCTTCTCTCGTCTGCAAGTCGGTTTCCCTCTCGGTCAATCGATTTTCCCTCGTCTGTATTAAGGACTCCTTCTCGATTATTGAGGCTTCCCTCTTTTTTAAGTTGGCCATCAATTCCGCTATGATCTGCGCCTCTGTCATCGTAGCGGGAGCGGTTTGCGAAAAAAACGGCGACAAGAGCACCAAGAATACCAGACAAAACAAGCAGAATCTTTTTCCACACAATTATTTCCCCCTTCGTGTCGGCTCAGAGCATTCGATTCCGGTCACGCCGATTTTCTTAATATGCATCGTCTTGACGAGCAACGAGAGACCCCGGAATATGAGCTCCACGGAGAACCCAACTGCGACCACAGAGACGCAGAAAAGACCCGCAAGAATCGCGATCTCATGAATTGGATGGTCAAGGACGGCAGATAGTAATTCCGTCACTTCTCAGCCCATTTCCCCGTCCCGATCATTGTCGCGCCAAAACCGACGACCCACTGGAATTCCGACTTCCCGAGGAAAAATCCGACCAATCCGGCGATAATCAGGGCAAGACCGAAAAACTTGGCCGCGTCACCGTCCCACTCTTTGTCAGTAATGAGCGATAGAAAAAACTTCATATATCCCCCTTGTTATCTCTTGTATTGATAATGCGGATAGTCCGGGAATTCTTCCCAGTCCCCACCCCATTCAAAACCCTGTTTTCTGAACGCCGTCGCAATGACCGCCCATCGAGGATCGGAAAGCGCGGGCCATCCAGGTATTTCCTTCTCGCTCGGGTCAAGATCAGGCACGACATCAAGCGCCGTTCCGAATTGATGCGGGCTTCGCTTTTTTATCCCGTCGCAGTTCGTGACGGAATAATCATTGTCTGAATGCGTTTTCTTGTCTTTCCCGAGGTATTCTTTGATCTGGTAAAGTCCGGCCTTTGCGCGGAGCGCGTTGACCTCAGAAATCGGCTTTCTGCCTTGCGCATACAAGGCCGCCTGTTCTTCCGTCGTCCGGAACGTGTAGGTAACGACAACCTGAACGCCCGCAGCCTTGAGCTCCGAAAGCGCCTTGAGCGCGGCGACCATGACCATCGGTTTGAGATCCTCAAGTTTTTTACTCACGATTTACCCCCACGGGTTATCCATGCGGCGAGAACGATCCCCGCAGAACCAAAAAAAGACCCGGCAAGCGCTACAAAATGCCCTGGTTTCCAGTGTCGATTATTTTGTCCCGCAATCATTTTTCGTAATGACTCAATTTGTTCGGCGAGCGTCTCGAATCCTGCGCCGGTACTGGCCTCCATTCTGGCCATAGAAATCTTTATTTCTGATAATTCGGAGGCTTTTTCCCGGTCAAGGTTATATAGTTTTTCCTGACCGGCTTGCATCCGCTCGACGGTTTGAAGCAAAAGAACATGAGCATCACACACTGTTTTTTGATCGTTCATAAAAACAGAATACTATGATTTCGTCTGTACGGCAAGACACAGATTGGAGATATTAAAATAGGTCTTTTTGCTGTTCCGATTGCCGTATTTCACTGGGTGCAAAAAGTTGGGCTTGCGCTTGATAGGTTTGGAGGCGGTCGAGCGCCGCCGTGTAATAGTCGGTATCCAGTTCGCACGCTACAAGATCATACCCGAGGTCATGACAGGCTATGGCGATTGACCCGGAGCCGAGGTGGGTGTCAAGTATTTTGTCGCCCGCGTGGGCGTAGCGAGACAAGAGCCATTTGTAGAGGGCTACGGGTTTCTGGGTGGGGTGGATACGGGAATTAACCGCCGTTCCCTGCGGAGCACATTCAAAAACCTTCGCATTGTCGTCGATATTAGTCCACGCATATTCCGCCATTGCCATTGTGAAGTTTTCTGATATTGTCAGTTTTCGCCATATTATAAAGTTTTTTGAAGGCGGCAAAACAAAGTAATTACCGCCCCATATAATTTGATTACGAGAAACCCGAAAGAGTTCGTGAAAATATTCAGGACTTGGTGCGCTATCCCATTCGGTTGTTTTTGTTTTTCTAGTTCCTCTTGCGTAATATTTTTCGTTCCATGTTCCACCGGTTCTTGTTATCGTACCGTCTGACCCTCCGCCATACGGTGGATCAACAATCGCCAATTCAAAGTATTTATCCGGATACCGCGCCATAAGCGCCATGTTGTCCTCATTCGTTATCGTTATCAAAATGGCACCTCGTCTGTATATTCTTTTTCTTCCGCGATCATATCATACCGTTTCTTCCCGTACCGCTCGCCCGTGTCCACATCAACTTCCGGCGCACCGTCCCCGTATTCCTTCCGTGTCACCCGGTCGAATTTCCCTTCCTGAGTGACCCAAATTCGGGATGGGGAACGCGGGGGACGGTCAAGGAAATCCGTCACGGTCCGGGGCCAATCGGCGTAGGCAACCCCCGACGCCGTCATGAATTTCCCGTAATAAAAAGCGAGCTGCGGAGTCGCGGCGTCCGGGAACACCCATTCTTTGAAGGTGATGAATCCACAGGTATACTCCACCCTCACAGAATCCTTTTTCCCCGCCTTTTGGTGCCGCGCGTACCGGCAACCAGTAACGGTGTATTCTTGGGGGAGTATCTGGCTTTTGAGGACAGGGGCGGCTACCGGTCGAGGGGCTATCTTTGGTTCAGGTGCCGGGAACTCGTGACCGCAAACCGGGCAGATACGGAAGCCCGCGGCGATGATGGCCTGACAGGAAGGACACTCTTTGGCGGGTGGAATTCCTTGTCCTTTTTGTTTATTATCAGGATCGAGCGCGTCAATCGGACCTAATTCTGTTGAAGTATGGGTATAATCCAAAAACAAACAATTTTCTTTCCCGGGAAAGATTCTCATTCCCCGGCCAACAAGTTGAAGGTAGAGGCTTTCCGATTTTGTAGGGCGAATAAGAGCAAGTAAATCAACTCGCGGATTATCATATCCAACGGTTAAAACAGAACAATTCACCAAACATTTTATTTGACCGCTTTTATGTTCGTTTATATATCGGTCACGCAAAGCCTTTGGCGTATCAGCAGAAATCATTTCCGCGCTAACATCATGTCTTTGTAAGCATTCAAGAATCTGTTCGGAATGCTTTGTTCCACATGAAAAAATAAGCCAGCACCTTCGATCCTTCCCACGTTCAATAATATCTTTTATTGCGTCTTCAGTTGTATTTCCTTTCATGGCAGCGGCTTCAAGTTCTCCCGGAACAAACTCTTTTCCACGTAAAGAAACTCCGTCTGTATTTACCTTAACCGATCCACCTTGAGGAACAATGTTTGACAGAAAACCTTGGTCGATAAGTTCCTGTATTTTTATATCATATACCATATGATGAAAAATACGATTTTCACCCTTATGAATCCACCCGGAGCCAAGACGGAACGGGGAAGCAGTCAAGCCAATAACACGCATACTCGGATTCATAATAGATAATAAATCAAGTGTTTTTTTGTATCGAGTGTTTTCGTTCGTGTCTATTAAATGACATTCATCAACTATACAGATATCGAAAGGGCGTGTAGTAGATATCTTACTAGCGACACTCTGAATCCCTGCAAAAACAATTTGCTCGTGTAATTCTTTTCGTCCTATCCCCGCAGAGTAAATACCAATCGGAGCCAACGGCCATATGGTTAAAATCTTTTGTACATTTTGAGTGATAATTTCTTTTGTGTGTGTAAGAACTAAAATCCTCGCGCCCCAACTCTCAAAAAGTTCTTTTATTAAAAAAGCAATAATAACGCTTTTCCCTGAACCGGTCGGGGCGCATATAAGAAAATTACCTTCTAACCCTTTAGACCATCCATCATAAACGGAATCTATTGCCTCGCGCTGGTTTTTTCGTAGTTCGATCAAAACTCAACCCCTTTAGAAGATGGCCGCGTCACGCCCGGAAAACCGGAGGACGGGTCACGATTCGCCGGAAGCGGCCATCATCTAAAAGGGCTGTTTCCGTCCAGAATGGTAGGCGCGTGACTGCCTAAAAAAAATGCTCCCGAGGATGGACTCGAACCACCGATTTCCGGCGACATCTTCTCAGGGTAAATCACGTGTACTTTGTGACAATTTACCTGTAAGCTCGTCCGGCGCCATAACCAACTTGACCACTCGGGAAAGTGTGGCCCCCTCCCTCGCCAACGGCGCACTCAGGGGCAGAAAGAAAAAGGAAGTAAAGTCATTTATTATTATACACGAAAATAAAGAGGTGTCAAGTATATTAATAAAAAAAAAGCGCTCAGAGTTTCGTACCTCTAGGCGCCTTGAATTCCCAACCTAGGGAATTAGTAATTTTTGAAAGAACGGTTTTCAGCTCATTTCTTCTTTTAATACTATACTACTTTTCATCGCTTTTTTCAATTATTTTCAGCGCGTCGTGCAACGCTTTTTCGACCGCCAAGGCCTCGCGGCAAAGTTCCTCCGTCCGTTCGCACAATTTCAAGACCTCCGCCGTGGGTACGCGACCAGTCCCGATATCTTGGCGGATTTTCGCGATCAGCCCGGTAGTATTATTTTCCATTCTTCGTATGGTCTGCCAGCCAGAGGGTGCGGAAATATTTCGATACAGAGATTTTCAGTTTCTTCGCGTCCTTTTTTACCAGCTCGAGTTCGCCGGAAGTAAATCCGATCCGAACCGGCTTGTTCATTTTTTCCGCTTCCGGCTTCACGGGCCCCGGGTGGCCTTTTTCTCTGCCCATATATTTTGCTCCTGTATTAGAAAATATTGTACTTTAATTCTATACTATAAATAAAAAAAAGGCAAGCCGTGTGGCTTGCCTTGCGTGGGGAGAGGCGGCTACGAGTTAAATCCACCATTGGGAGTGTCTGCGCAAGGGTAAGAAGTGCCAGAATCGGCGTAGGAAGTAAAGTATTTTGCTGTAGCACCTGTTGCGATATTCTGCTGACATTTTTTACTCTGAAAGAAACCGTAAGTCAGATAACCTGTAACACCGATGCCTACACACTGCGTAACATTTGTGCCATCAGAGATTCCTATTCCTTCACTTCCACTACCTGTTCCCCCTGATCCCTTTCCGATACAGCCTACAAGATAATCACATGAAGCAAGACCTTTACCAAAGCCATAGTTTGACCCAGCAAGTGCTCCTAATGAAACACCAGTTCCCTCACAGTATAAAAGGTTCTTACAAGCAAGGAACGCGTAAGCATACTGATTATCTCCTGTAGTTGTTGCGAGTCCTATACAGTACTTCATATTTATACACCGATAGAAAGCTATGGCTGTTCTAGGTACTGGACTATTAGCCTCAACACTTACACAGTCCATTCTATAGTCTTTAGTCGTCGGCAATGTTGTATAGTACAAACCGCCAGAAGAGGTTACGGCCGAAAACACCAACTTACTCCCCGGTTCTCCAACAACAAGTTTCGTTCCTCGTGCCGTAAGATCAACACCGCCCTCGGCAAGTGTCCACGTTCCCTTCTTGATGAGGACTTTTTCGTATGTGCCTGAGGCCGCCCATTGAAGAAGTTTTGCGTTACTGTCAATCACCAAGTCCCATGAAAAATCATTGGATGAATCGTGAACCAACGCGCCATTATGTGCCCTCAGTGCGCCATCCGCACCGTACACAGCGAGGGAGTGTGGTACCCCAGTGCTGGACTTCTGCTGGCTATCAACCATGTCGTCGCCGTTGTGGTAGCGGGTTACGTCGTCTTGAGTCCAAAGACGTGCTTCAATACGGGGATCAGCAAGAAGTCCGGTATAGTTTTGTGCAAGTCCTGATACAAATTGGCTAATGAACAAAGATGTTGTTGATTGACCAATCTGTACTGTTTGCGCAACAGTTGATAATATAGCATTATCCAAACTGTATGAAATTTGAGAACCACTAAATGTAACAACACAAGAATGCCAATCGACCAGTTCTGAAAATATTTTTGGCATGTCTACAAGTTGAACTGAACTACTTCCGGCGGCAACAAATTGAAAAGTATTTCCTGCTGATAAAGATATAGAGACCCCATTAAAACCGGTTGATGCATTACGATTTGACATAATTCGTTGTATCACTCCTAAAAGTCCGAGCTTAAACTTAAAAGCAATCGTCCCCGTCGTTCCTATTACCGGATTATCAAACTGCAAAGACTGAGCGCCGTTAAACGACATCGCTAATCCACGCGGGCCGGGAACTGGAAAGACGCCGTTATTCGTTGCCCTATTACAACACGCTTTGTCGTAGACGGGCGTATCGTAGAGGCCGGATCCGATGTAAATGGCGTCAACGTAGAGTATGTTTCCAGAAACAGGGCTTGTAATTGTGAAGTATAAAACAGTAACAGCACCTGCGACATACGCATCGATTGCCGTTGATATTCCAGCCAATACAGAAACGGAAGTTATCAACGTATCTGCTACGCCGCCAACAGTTCCATAGAGATTGACAGTACCAGTAACGTTTGTTTTGACAACTGCGCGAATTAGCTTCCCGGTAAACGCCGTAAAGGTGCGCGATATTTTCCCGCTCGTTCCGGTATACGACATTAAAAGAAAACCACCAGCAACGCTTGCAGTTCCACCGGTCGCAGTCCATGAATCTACGGTGGCGAATGCATCCTGATAGTATGTCCTTCCCGCCACGTTATCCGGGAACATCGGTATCCCGTCGCCGTTTATTGCCATGACGCGGGAAAGATCGGAGAGGGGGAATGCTGAAAAAACATCGTTCGTCCACACATAGCGCCAATTGGTTCCCGTGTCGGTAGTCGGGTCGTTATTGATATTCGGCGAACCGTCCGTTCCTGTTTTTGAAATATATATCTTACCATTCGATCCGAGGACTACCGACGCATTCGCGTAATAGTTTTCAGTCGCGATCCATTCGGGGACGCCCGCCTGGAATCCGTAGGCGATTTGCCGGGAGAAAAGATAGTACAAGGCGTTGAGGTCTTGTATACGAGGAGGTTGCGTTGCGTTCGCAGTCGATCCGTAAAGCCCGCGAAGGTAAGTAGCAAGAGACTGTATCAGGGCAGGATCTTTCGTGGTTGCAGCGGAACCCTCTGAGTCTGATCCGAATACTCCGAATTCCGTTGTTGCTCCGGTTGACCCGAAAAGTTTCTGTAACGCCCGTGCTATTTTCGCCATACCTTCTCCTTATATTGCCGTTATGTAAACTGCGACTCCGGCGGGGGCCGGTAACGTGTTTGTTTCTCTCGCGATAGTAAAAATCCGAACATCGGCGAGTGGAACATAATAATTTATTTCCATTACAAGTTCCTCCTCGACATAAACCGTTCCGCCGAACAACTCGAGAAGAAAACTGTCAATATCTTTTAACGATCCAGACGAGTTATTTTTTATAATACTTAATTTGATGAACTTGCGCAATTCACCGTCGGTCAAGGCGTAATCTGATTGCTTTGATTCTTCATATGTACGAAATTGAACATCGGGAGGATCATCACCGTATTTCATGTATCCGTTAAATAAAAACGGAGTGACATCACCGTATAAAACATATCCGAAATAATTCCTATAGAAATATGTTCCGGGAATATATCTTGAGGTCCCTGTATACAGAGAAATAATGTCAAGCTGTGAACCTATAGCCGTTTCTATATCGTATCCGTTTCTTACGGAATCGATGATATCGAAAATCATAAGGGCTGTTGCAAATTCCTGTATGGTTGCGACCGCCTTGTCCCTCATGGCATATTGCATGATGAGGAGGTTTTTATAATATTCGATCAAGCTCGTATTTTCTGCCATGCTATACCACTTATACCGT